AAATGATGAACTATATTTTGCACCAACCATTAAATAAGTTGGTGAACTATTAGAATTTGTTTGGTTATATATTATACCTGCACAAGAACCAGTATATTGTGTAAAGTTTAGTGATGCGAAACTTGTTGGTTGTGATGACATCGCCATCGCATGATTTTGTGGTATGACAGTTGGTTGAAACTTAATACCAGGAGAATCAAAGAACATACCTATACCACTATTAGTACCAAATTGGAATGCCCCATTTTGCATTCTGAAATAATTTCCAGCTGGCCAATTTAAATCTAATCTTCCATCATTTGCAAGTCTGAATTCATTAACAAAAGCAGTTGAAGATTGATTTAATGTAAATGCTCCATCTAATACTTCAACATTACCTCGTAATACAGAACCTTCTAATATACCAGTTCCCGCTTGAACATAAAGTGGGCCTTTAATTATAGATGGGTATGCATATGATGATGATACATACAATGAACCCGTTATAGTTTGATTACCTATAAATGTATTAGAACTTAAAGTTGCAAATGAACCAGTATTAATTGGTGGTAGTGGTTGTGAGAATACAAATACCTCACTATCTCCTTCTACGGTTATAGTTCCACTAATACTTGTAGGTCCTACTATAAATCCATTAGTATCAGGTCCAACCACAACATTATCAGTTATAGTTTGTGGATTAGCAATCAAATTTGAAAGTGATATAGAAGATGTTACTGAACCATCTATATCTTGATTACCAACAAAGTTGTTTGAACCTGTGGTTGCAAATGTATTATTTAAAATTTCTTGTGATGCTGTAAATGCATTTAAAGAAGTTAAATCTGAATGTGAATCCCAAGAAGCAGTTGATACTGCAACTGGAACTCCTGTTGAATCTCCTACCCATGCATATCCTTGTTGGATGTTTGGTAAGTTGTTTCCAATTTGATTGAATACTACACCTCTACCGTTGTTTGCAGAACGAGTTATAACTCCTAATGATTGAACCGAGTTAGCAGAACCAGTTGGTCTTGTTGGAGTCCATCCTCCACCTACTCCTAAATAAACTACGGTTCCTGCAGGGTATAAAGATGTATCTACACCTTGAATCTCACCACTAATGATACCAGTACCAGTTCCACCTGCTGCAAGTGTTGCATCAAAAGCAATTAAGGTTGCAGGTCTTCTTGCTGGGTTACCAGCATCTGCACGATATACGTTTGCATTATCACCAGTTGCTCCTGATACGAATAAAGGAGTTCCTCTTAATATTGGTGTAGCTTCGTGATTGTGGATATTTTGATGAAGTGTTTTTACCCAATCAAATGAAAGGTTACCTGCTCCATCAGTAGATAAGAACATATCAGTTACTCCATCAGTAAAGGTTGTATCTTCTAATATAATTTGTGAAGAACCTGATACTACACCTGGAGGTAAACTACCTGCGTTTAAAGCAAATGAAGCGGTTACTGCATAAGAGGATGAAATTGCAGATTGTACTGAACCAGTGATTCTATTTCCACCAAGATTACCAGTTGTATTGGTAAGGATAATTTGTGATGAACCTGATACTACACCTGGAGGTAAAACACTACCACTTGCATCAGGGATGTTTACTGCAAAGGTTGAACTATCACCTTTAGTAAAGGTCATATTTCTTGTTCCATTATTAAATGATGCGGTTACAAGTAATGAACCAGTATCAAATGATATTGCGTTTATTCTTGAATCAAATGATGCTGAATCTGCAGTGTATTCTGCTTGATTGACCGTTGAGTCAATCATATCTCCGTTAAAGCTTCTAAGATTAGAAGGTCTAATCAACCCCGCATTGTTATTTGGGAATTGTTGATTATTTTCTACTCTTAATGCCTGTTTTGATAATTCTGACATATTCTCTACTTATTATTATTCGTTATTTAAAATTATATCAAATCCATCAGAGTATCCATCACTAAATGCTCCTCCTTTGGTTCTTCTTGGTGATTGGATTACGCCTATTCCTTGTTCCATGAGGGCACCATTACAACACCTAACATGATATATATCTTCATTTAAACACAAACATCCTCTACGCGAATTCTTCGGTGAGGATAAACCTTGAGTTGGCCCGATATAAATACCTGAGTTATTTTCTCTATTAACTGAGTAACGTAAGTTACCGTTACGAGAATTACTCCATTTTGAGTTACTCCAAATCGCCATAATTTATTAATCTTTTATATTATAACACCGTAACTCTTAAAAAGTGTAGATTATCCTCTTCCTTTCATTGCTTCTTTATGTAATATAGATTCTAATAGGGCTTTATCTGATTTAAATGCCAAAAATAACAAACATTGTTCAAGAGGAAGTGTACTTACTTCATCCATTTTCCCAATATCCCCTCCTGCGAGGTCAAAGATTGAGCTATAACCTTTCCACTTTTTACCAAAGTTTTCTTGATGTTGGGTGGAATTTCCATTTCCTTCAAAGAGTTCAGGGTAGCGTGGAGTAAGTCCTTCCACAAAACGATAAAAAAAAAGAGAGCACCGAAGTGAACATCCATTCTAACCGTTAACCATTTCTCCCAATCATCTTTACCTTGGTATGGTTCTATCTGATATAATTCACCTTTCTTAGTTGTTACTGGTCTATATAAGATGTTCATTATCTTTGCCCAATTTTTATCTATGGTTAATCCATCATATTGGGATACATCCAAGTACGCACCATAAGCCATCTTAGATAAGTTAGGTTCAAACCCATATTCTACTCCACCAATAGTTACAAATCGTTGTAGTGGTAAAGATTCGGGTTTTTCTAATTTATAAAATCCATCTTTGAATTTATTATATGATTTTAAAGACATTCCTCTGATTGCATCTAAATGTACACCACATAAGTGATGAATCATCAAATCCAATTGTACATCTTCATTATCTTTATAATTCTCTAAATCTTTTTGTAACTTTAAATAACTCAAAAGAGTTACATCTTCCCATTTAGTTGGAATTTCTATTTCAAAAGTTTGTTTCATATTAATTTAAATTTATATTCCATTTTTCGTACTCTTCATATCTTTTTTCTAAGAACTTAATATAATTGTACGCTTTCTTTAATGTTGCTTCTCTATTTTTTATCATTGCATCCATTGCTATTACTTTAGAACGCAATTCTTCATTCTCACCCATGATTTCTGCCATGGCCAATCTTATCTCTCTTATCTCATTCTTTGAGAATAAAGGTTCATCATCTGATTGATATGGTGTATTTTCCTGCATTTATTTTCTTTTGTGTTAAAGTTTCCATTACTGCATAGCGAATAGCATCTATCGTATGGTTCGAATAATCAACTGGTTTGTTTTCAAAGTTTCCGTTCTTATCAACCATCCATACATACTCACTAAATTCTCTAATCATGTTCTTAGAACGTTTAGTTACATGGAGTTTGTAGTTCATCATTAAATCAATACCCATCTTTACCGAATCTGGTCCTTTCTTAGCTGGTTTGATGTTAAATCCTGCTCTATATATTTCTTCGATTAATCTACCTTCTGCAGAATCTGCCCATATCTCGTTTCTACCAATATCCAATGATTTAAGATAATTTACTATATCTCCAGTCACCATATTTGTTTTAAACAACAATTCATCAAGATAAAGGTTATTATCTTTTTTAGAAACGGTTACCAAAGTTGTAGGGTCAATTGAATATCCATAATCCATACCAAATGCTACAAAATCTGATTCCATTGGTATTTCATCTATAAGATTTATAGTAAAGATTGTACCAACATTGTTTCCTGGTTGACCTAATCCATATATCTTATAATACTCAAAATTTGTCTCTTTTAAACGTTCTATTTCTTCAATGATACTTTGTTCCAAAAACGGATTATCGTGGAATGTAGATATAAATAAATCACTCTCAGGGTGTGTGTGTATCTCATTGAAGATATAATTGTTTGTACCGAAGGATGGGTTGTAAGCAATTATTGATTTAATTCTTGTTCTTATAAACAATTGAAACCAATCTTCTCTCGATAACTCATTACTTTCATCTACAAAAAGGTAATCTCTTGATGTACCTTTTCTTTTCTCTGC